CAGTTCCGAATTAATCCACTTGCTTGTTCTTTTTGATATTTTGCATTTGTTAAAAAATCTCTTTGGTATAAATGTTTTATGTGCCATTTTATGCCCCCACAATTTCAAAATTTATTGATTCGTAAAGCGAATGTGTGTCCATAAGTGGCTTACTATGACCCTTTTTCTTTACAGTTTGTGGATTAAGCGCTGCAAAGTTTCCACTTGCTATTGTTTTCTTTATTTTTTGAACTACAAAAGTCCCTAAATTTTCATAAGCCTGTTGTGCTGACATTCCGCCTTGAATAATTTGCTCAACTTGTTGTTTCATATACTCTTTTATTTCATTTTGTGCGTTTGCAGTACCAACCGATAATCTAAAAAATGGTCTAGCTGGTATTCTGCTTGTACCATATTCATTAAATATTGCATAATCCTGAACCGAAATACCGTTTGTGCTTCCATTCCCAAGCACTCCTACCTTCACGGCATGTGCCTGCAAATATTTCAATTCCTTATCTAACTTTTCCAACCCTTCTAATTGATAAATTATTTCAGCCATATATCCGCCTCGCAACACTTTCAATTTTCTCTTTCTTATTAGCCACAAAATCCACAAATGAATAAGAAATGTCATCAATCTTATAATTTTTGTACTTGCTTGCTTCTTCATCCATACTGTTAACGAAGTCATTTACAAGTATAGATATTTCATATTTCAGCCAGTCTGGCAGTTCATCATATCCAGCTTTATAAGTTACTTCAATTTCTTTTTCTTTTGTATTGCAAGGACAATTACTAAAATTAACAAACTCAATATAATTCCCACGACTTTTATATTCATCATCAGAATTAATACTTACAATTTCAACAACTGGACGTTTGTTTAAGTAAATCCGCTTATTATAATCATAATCCTCTGTGAGTGTTTCAACTTCTAATTTATATCCAGTTATATTTTCAATCTGACTAATTGCAACACCAAGCAAGGTTTCAACCCTAGCCTTTTCATTATCAGCTAAGGTTGTACCTGTTATTTTTTCGTAGTCATTTACTGTTATCAGCATTCAAACCACCTCTATTTTACTTTTAATACAGAGAATGCTTTTGGTCTTAATACTTTTCCACCGATTCTTATTCTTGTGTAATATTCTGTAATTCTTTCATTTGGTTTTCTATCCAACTCTTGTTCAAAGTCTTTCTTCATATAGTAAGCGTAACCCTTTCCAAAATCGCAGAATACAGCTGGATATTTGCCTGTGTCAATACCTTCCAAAAATTCTTCAACATACACAGGGTATCCGTTAAATCTCATTGTTGCACCTTCAAGGATATTTGCCCACAAGTATCTACCATCTGCATCTTTCCACAATTTCATTTCTTCGTATAATGCTGGCGAAACATAGTAAGCTGAACCACTTCTGTAGCTTGATTTCATTCCTGTTTCGAGTTTAATTAAATCATCAGCAGTTACTTTTTTAACAGCTCCTGAAGTAATTGCTCCAGCTGTTACATTAGTATTTGTTAAAAAACCCTCAATAAATTGTTCAGTTGTTTCATTATAAGCTCCTGATACTGTCAAAGCTGATAATGTTTGTCCAAATTCTTCTGAAATCGCCTCTTTAATTTCCCCTATCATATCAAAAGCACTATCTTGTACTAATTCATCTGTAATTGGGTATCTTACTTGTCTATATCCCGCTCTTAACTCAATTTTTGTATATCCTAATGTTCCGTCTTGAGTATTCCCTGTGCCTTCTTTTACGATTTGGTTAGCACCTGTGATTTCATTTCTTACTGGGATTCTTATAATGTCAGCGTTTCCTGTGTAGAATTTACCTTTTAATAAGAAATTAGACGTCTCTTTTGTTTCTTTTAAAATTTCGTGCGATAAGATTGTCGGTATCAATACAGTTGCCTGTCCTGTTCCTATTGCAGCTTTTTCTAATCCCTCAATCTCTTTATTTCCAGTTCTTAAATATTTTTCAAACGCATCGTTTGCTTTTTTCTCTTCTGTTTCAGGATTAGGCACACCTTTTTTCATAAGTCCATCTAAAGATTTACCCATTTTTTCAAGTTCTTCATTTGCTTTTTCAACTTTGCCTTCCAATTCTTCATTTTTCTTCAATGCTGCTGCTAAATCTTCATTTGTTTTTTTTATGTCCTCTGTATTCTGTCTCAACCCTTTTTCAAAATCTTCAATATTTTTTGGCATATTATCATCTCCTTTATTTTTATTTATATTATTATCGCCTTTTACTGCTTGCACAGTCGCTCCAGGTACTGCACCTTTTAACACAATGCTACCTTCCACAACCTCAAACTCTTTAATAAACCTTGCATCCACATCTCCTTTATCTGTATTGAATTTTCCAAACTCACGGCTTTTGATAAGTCCGCCTACAGACATTTGATAATTCGCACCTTTTTTCATCATTGAATATACTTTTTGAGCTTCTTTGTTAAGTGCATTTCCATTATCATCTGTGGATAAATCTAATTGTCCTATAAATTTAAGATTTCCTTGCTCATCTTGATGTAATTTCATTACTCCTAGTTCTCGTTCCCAATTGTGCATATGCAACAAGAAATAAGTTTTATCCTTATCTACTTTATCTAACGATTCCTTAGTAAATACATCGCTATAAGCATCTAAAACACTATGTGTTACTAACTGCCCTTCGATTATCCCTTTTTCTGTTTCATTTTCCTGTTTCAAAGTTAAACCGACAGACATACTTTTTTCTAATTTTTCTGGCATTTTTACCTCCTTTATATTAATTCGCAATGACAATTTATAATCTCGCTCGCTGGTGCTCCCAACTGATGTGGATGTTTGAGTCCGCAACTAAAAGTTTCATTTGCTGGGATAGTTTCCTTATCGCATTTCAAATGGCTTTCCCTGTCGGTTTTTCCCCCACCAACGTGCCACCAAGTCTTCTCCAGTCCCGCCTGCTCCAATCCATTATGATATGTTGTTGTTGCAGTAGTAGCTGTTTCAGTTCTTGCAATAATCATTGCCCTTTTCTTTTCCATACCTCTTATTTTTTTTGTTATTTCTTTCGCTATATCTCTGATGTTTGTACCACTTTCTTGCCCGTGAACTATAATCTTATTTAAAATATCTTTCGTAGTTTTAGTGATATTTGTTACCTTTTCAGCAATTACTTTTTTACTTAATGCTTTTAATGTTTTATTTTTAACTGCTGGAATTAATTTTTCGTCAATACCACGATGTGTAATTAAAAAATTAGACGTTTCACTTACTGTTTCAAGCATTCCTTTTTTTAATTCCTTGAATAATTGACTGCTAAATGTTTCCCAAGCGAACTCGCTTAAAAACATCTGCTCATTTACATCAATTTCTCCACGTAATTGTTTGAAAACTAATCTTAATCTATTAAATTGCTTTAATATCAATCTGTTCCGCATTTTCAACTGTCTTTTAGCAAGTATCTTTTTTTGTGAGTTGGTCAACTTAACTTTCTTCGTTTTCTGCTTCTTCTTCGCCATCGTCTTCCTCCTCAACTGGTTTTTCTTGTTCATACATTTCTTTGAGTGATGTCATTGATGTACTTATTAAAATATCGTCTCCATTTTCAATAGGCGGATATTCAAGCTCTGCTCTCTTCTCATTTATTGTTAAATAACTAAGATTATTAAGCATTGCCATTTTCTCTTTTCTGTCTTCTTTGAGCACTCCAATTGTGCTTGTATCAAAGTCAATGTATTCATTGCTTTCTAGTTTATCTTTCATTATATTATTAAGATACTCGGCTATTTGTTCGACTAATGGCAATATGTTCTCTGTATATAAATCTTTTTTAGCCTCTTTATAGTTGCTAAACTTGCTGTTTGTTCTATCCCCAATTAAGATACTCGGCACATTCATTACAGCAGCAGTTGTGTTCCTTATTTCATCCATAGCATTTAAAAAATCAAAGTCCTGTGGTGAAAAGTCTGCCTCTTTTATTTCTGCACCCTCTCCATCTAGGATAAGCGCTTTCCCAACGTTCCTAGAACCGCTATTCTGTTCTATCTCGTTCTTAATTTCCTTTTTCTTAAAAGCGTTCAGGAACCTTTTAACAACGATTATAAGATTTCTCTTACCGCCATTCTTTAATATGCTGTTGTTCCATTGCATTATGTAGCACCAATAATTATGCAAAGCTGTTAATGATTGCACCTTGCTTATTCCGTGTCCTGCTCCAGCGATATTGTCGTAAATGTTCACACCTTTTATATAGTGAAATATTTTTAAATCTTCGCCTTTGTACTCCTTGTTGTTAATTCTTATTGATTTAATTCCGTTCAACACATTTTCGTTATCGTACTCAATGTGATAAGAGCCTTTTTTGAATAAAATCAATTCAGCTTTTGTAAATAAATCAACTCTCATTACAAGCAACTCGCCAAACAAGATGTAATATAAAGCAAAATAATTAATAAACTGGTCTGTATTAAGCAAGGAATTAGGGTTTTGCAATGTATTTAGTACATAACTGCTTTTTACATCTTTCACATTATCGCTGTATCCTTTTTTATATGTTCCCCACTTTAAGTTGTTTATTGCTTCATTTATTCTTGTGATAGCCGAACTTGTAAAAGGGTTCTTATACAACTGGCTCAAAAACTTTTCAGGGTCTTCATCCTCAAGTGCATAACCGTTTATAAATTCCGATAGCGTAACTGGCGACCTGGTACTCCAAAATCCTTTTGAAAAAATATTAAGTCTCATTATCCACCTCCTTGTCTTTATAATAATGTTTATTTGAAACATATGGCGTATATTCACTTATTCCATATTTAATCGCATCGAATGTATGTGGGTCTATATTAAAAGGCTTCTTGGTTTTCGGATTTTTAGCAATTAATCCGTCTTTGTTATAAAACCATTTCATTTCTGTTAGTTCCCTATATGTATTCGGACATACATTTTTATCAATAAATATATTTCTGAATGATTGTATTTTTCTCACACCTGCCTTGCTCATATCAGTTGTTTTTTTTACCGAATTAATCAAAAGTCCATTCACATTAAAAAATTCTATTGACTTAGGTTCTTGGCTATCAGCATATACAACTTCGCCTTCTTCTATCATTTTTTGGATAATTTCCATTTCTAGCATTTCAGGATCTAATAGATGGTTGTCATAAAATTCCTCATAGATATACAAGTCATTCAGTTCCTCGTCTATCACCATTCTCACTATTGCGTTATAGGAATTGCTAAAACCGAAATCGAATCCAGCAAATCTATTCCATTTACCTTCAATTATTTTCTCTATTCTTGATTGTTCCATATGATGTAAATTTCTAAATAATGTATCCCCAGCACTTCCGAATCTACCTAACGTCTTTATTGCTCTTAAATAGTTATCTGTTTCAGTTTCTAAGTCTGCTATAAAGTTATCAGGTAAAAATTTATTATCTGTATACACAGAATGATGTAAATATATATTTTCTGAAAATACATTTCCTTTTTTAAGATTTACTTCATTCTTTATTTTCATAATTCGCTCAGTATATAGATTATTCTCGTCTTTACCAATGCTTTTTAGTACTTCACTCAAATATTTATACGTCCATACTCCAAACTCATTAGGATTAGTTGTTAAAATCAATATATTTCTGTTTTTTATACTTCTCAATCTCGATTTAAGCTCTTTAAATGATTTATAATCAATCTCATCTGCCTCTTCTATCCAAATAGTATCTATATCTTTTATTGATTTGATTTTCTTAACATTATCTAATCCCCTGAAAATAAACTCTGTTCCTGTTACACTACAAACAATTTTCATCGGAGTTGACGTGAAATAAAAATATTTTTCCAATCCAAAGCTGTATATAATATCTTGAATATCCGCATAACAACTCTCTTTTAAATTCTCTCTTATCTGCCTTACAACCAAAATTTTTCTTTTTTCTTGTAATGATAAGAGCACCAATTTAACTGCTGCGTTGTATGACTTGCTGCTTCCATATCCGCCTAGCAAAAAATAAATATGTTGACTGTTATCTAACAAAAATTCTTTAAAATGTTTATTTACTTCTCTCACTATTTCCATCAGATTCCCACCAACTTAATTTCTATTTTGTTATCTTCGTTTATATCCGTTTTTAGTTTTGACCTTTCAATATCTAATTTTTCTTGCTGCAACGCTTCTTCTGCAAGTTGCTTATCAACTTCTAATAATTCGTAAGCAGTCAACATTTTACCAGTCCTCATTAAATCGTTTCCCATTTTTTTAATAGTTACATAAGCCTTGTCAATTATTTGAAGTCTTTTGGCATCTAGCGTTTCATCTTTTGAGATTTCCTTAGCCATTCTTATCACTAAGTTACGTTTTGAAATTTCCACGTTCTTTAGTACATCTCCTAAATCAGAATAAACTTTTAAAAGAATATCATCCAACTGCTCTTCTGTTTTTTCTAGCCTAAGTTCCCTTACACTTTTTTCTTTCCTGTAATATGTTGCGTTCGATATCTCATTTTTTCTCATTACCTCTTCTCTCGGAATATCATTTAAAATATCCTTTTTCACTTGAATATCACGTTCCTTCACACGTTCAACGTTCGTTCGCTTTTTATTGTGAACGTTCGCTTTACTTTTTTTCAAGTGTTCGCTCTTCCAACGCCTCACAGTTCCCTCTGGAACACTGTATTTATCAGCCAGTTTCTTTAAAGTCCCTTTTGCAGCATTTTCTCCTCCAAGTTCTTCCCATTCGTTCAGTAACAATTTTTTAGTCATATTTATTCCCTCAATTGTGGAAAATTATCATATATTAACTCAACGATTTCTTTTTTGCTTACATTCGGAGTTGACACTGCAACTTTAGATCTATTCTTTAAATATTTTTCCAAGGCTGGTTTTAAATTAACTTTTTTCTTTAAGATTATTTTTATTTCTTTTGCACGAACTCTTTTATCTGTACTTTTCAACAATCTTATTGTTCCAAATGCTATGAATCTGAAATCAGACTTTATATTTAACCAATGCAATTCCTGTTGTTTTGTAGTGCTCTTAGTTTTAGAAAACGTTATAATCTCAACATCTTTGATATTCTTTTCTTTTAATTTTCTTTTTCTTTTGCGGTAAATATTGAAACAACATTTTAACTTAACTCCGCTGTATTTGACCGCTGGTAACATATATGACTTATATAATTCAATATTTTCAAATTTATCTTTCTTATACATATCGCCTGGAAGCACAAATGCCACATAGTCAGAATGTTCCATACTTTTTTTTATAAACTCTGTATGTAAATTTCCGCTACTTCCAAAAGGTGGATTTCCAATTACAAGGCTTTTTTTTATATAAGGAACATTCTGTTTAAGATAATCGCCTTTTATGATATTTTCACCTTGTGGCTCTATATCGTATCCGATCGCAATTTTAGGAAGTCTTTTAAGAAATGCCCCAGCACCTGCACTTGGCTCAATGATTCTTGAAAACTTATTGATTGGCATCACATCTTTTTCAAGAACTTCAATCACTTTTCTTACAACTGAATTAGGAGTATAATATTTGTCATTATGTATCTTCGCCATCCATTACCTCCTTAAATTCGCTCTTTAATGCTATATGCTGACAGCAGGGACAAATTAATTTAGTACGTTTGACTTCCGCATCATCTGTATCTTCATCTTCAATTTCTAGCTCTTCCATTTCCTCTTGCAAAATCTCATCAAGTTCAGACTGTTCAAAACCAAGTACACTTAAATCAAAATCATTTACTTCCAGCTTATTCAACTCATACTGCAACTTTTCAATATCGAAATCTGTATTCATGGTTAATTTATTGTGAGCAATAGCATAAGCCGCTTTTTGCTCTTCTGACAAATGATTTAACCTAATCACTTCTATCTCTTCATATCCAAGTTCCTTTAATGCCAAATATCTTCCGTGCCCTTCAATGATTGTATTGTTTTCATCAATAGCAATTGGATCATTGAATCCAAATTCTTGAATACTGTTTTTAATCTGTTCAATTTGCCACTCAGGATGTTCTTTTGCATTTTCTGAGTACTCTATTATTTTGCTGATATTTATTTTCTCAATCTTCATCTTGCCCCTTTCTTTGATTTTTAGACAAAAAAAGAGCCGACT